TAGAGTCTTGTTTACACCAAGTGATGGTATTGGTAAGTAAGTATAATTAGATAGAATATATTTTCTAGAATAATCCTTTTTAGTTTTATCTACATTTAAATAAGATTATATAAATAAACTGAAATTTTACTATTTAAAAAAATCATTTAATTCTTTTCCTAATTCAACAGGATTATCTAAATTAACTTCATGTCCTGCATTAGCTATAATTGAAATTTCTGCATGTGGTATCATTTTCTTTAACTGCAATGAGGCTGATTTATTCACTTTGTCCTTATCTCCACATATAATAAGTACCTGACAACGGATTTTACTTAAATCATTTTGAAAGTCTAAATCCATCATGGATTTAGAAAGCTTGATAAAATCCATTTTTTCAAATCCCATTTTTTGAAAGGTAAAATTAGGCATAATATGAAAAATCATATTTTGAACTTGTAATAATCGCTTAGGCATGATATACTGCGTACCAATCAGCACTAAAGAATTTACTTTTTTGGGGTGTTCAATTCCATATTGCAAAGCAAGAATCCCGCCCAATGAAAGTCCACATAAATTCAATGGCTCACTAAATTGCGCACAATATGTTTCTAATGCTTGATATAGATTAGAATAGCAAGGTTTTTTATTGGAAAGCCAATCAGATAAATTAGGGCAAAGAATATCAAATTCACTATTCATAGTTTCAACCGTATTATTCCAACTTGATGATGCTTGCCCCAATCCATGAAGTAGTATATGTTTCATTGTATCATCCCCTTAACTTTCTAATTTGTCCATCTCTTGATGCTTGATATATGAATATTATAACAGTTTTATATCCTATCGTCATTCTCTTTCTGCTCATCAGAGAATATTTTTTATCCCATGATTTTTCAAAAGTATAAGCATTTCCTATTCAACAAGATTTTAATAAACTATACTCTAAAAAATTAAATTAATCCAAGCAGAAAAAAATATTTTACTGTTTCACAAACATAAGAAAAGACACCTCGCATTTTGAAGTGTCAATCTTATTTTTGTGACATATATAGCTTTATTATCGTATCAAGGTTCTTTCAATTGTAGTAATTTCGTGATAAATTCTCTTGTTATTGCTTTTAAACCTTTTTTTATCCTTTGAAGCGTTATTATAATGATTTTTTATTTTATCTACTGTTATCTATCAATAAAATCTAATGCTTTGTAAAGTGTATCAAACCTATCATTACCCTTTATCATAGTAAATTTTTCTTTAGTCATAGAACCTATCTTCTCACATGCTCCACCGCCTACAACATAAAGATTTTGCGTCTGACCTGGTACGTAATCTTTTATATCACATATCAGTATTTTCCCATCATTATAACCCCAACCAACTACAGTTGCAGGGATTTTGTCAACTTCTCCATCATAAACTATTGTATGTTTGTACATCTGTTTAACTCCCTCATTATTTATATTTTTATTTAATATACCTTCTGCTATTAATTTAGCAACTATGTCTTTATGTCTGATATAATAGTCTGTATCTGCTTTACTATCTACAAAACATACTTCTATTAATATTGCTGGTGCTTTTGTATGTCTAAGCCAGTAAAGTCCTCTTACGTCCGATTTTGCACCTCTATTTTCGAATACTGTTGCTAATTTATCATTAACTCTTTCGGCATACACTTTGCCATTATTAGTTTTGTATATTGTCTCTGTACCCATAGGATTTAATGTTGTATGGTCAGCGTTAAAATGTATTTGTACAGCTACATCTACATTTTGCCTATTGGCAATTTCACATTGTTCTGCTAAATAGTTATTAGACTTATCTACTTTTCCAGTATATACAGTAGCTCCACCTTGTTTCAACCATTTTACTATTAAATCAGTTAGGATTCTGTTTTCTTTTCCTTCATCTATATACCCAGTTGCTCCTGTTCCTTTTCCACTTAAAGTGTGTCCTGGTACTATTGCTATTTTCATTATTTATTTTCCTCCTTCAACTGTTTGTAAACTTGATTTGCTCCTATTGCAACTCCCCAACATAAAATACCTTGTAAAATTGATGAAGGGTTAAATCCTAGCATCCATATTGAAAATCCAATTCCTAGCACAAGCAATATGATTGGAATGTATTTATTATCTAACTGTTTGTATTTCTTAAATCCAAATCCTAATACATTAAGAGCAACTACTAATAAAAGCAGTTGCTCTGGTATAAAACTTATTAAATTATCCATCTTTTATTTTCCTCCAATTCTATTTATAATTTCATCAATTCTAAGATGTGCTTGTTTTGTACTTGCTTCTACTTTTGCAACTCGTTCACTGATATCTAAGAAACTTGTATTAAACTTTGCTACATCATGCTTTATATCTCTTACATTCTCACACAGAAAAGTTATTTGTTGTTCCAATTTTGTAGTTGTTTCTGTATCATCTTGTATCTTTCTGTTTGAGCTATTTCTAAATGCTAAGTAGGATATTACAACTCCTGCAACTGCACATAATAGATTTATGCTAATTTCTTCCATACATCCTCCTAGTTTTAATAATATAATTTATTATGCGAAACAAGCAATATAATAACCTGTAAAAGTATATGACTCATAATTAGTATCATATGAATGAACTGAAAAACCAGTTTTATTGCTATCTATAGTAATCCAGGCACGTTCAGAACCTCCTGTACTACTTCCTAAAGAACTACCACTGGGATTATAATAATATACATTTCTTCTAAAGTAAACATAGACAATAAGGTAACTTGCACTCTTGCCAAAATTAGCAGAAAAAGGATTCCTATCATCTCCATCAATGGGACCATGTCTAATAGAATATTTGCTTTTCAATTGAGTTTCTAAATTGCTTATATTGCTCTTAAATCCTGTAATATAGTTCGCATAATCTTGAAATGTTTGTTCTGATGTAGCGGGAGAGCCGATAGCAGTTGATAAAAGTGTTTTTCCACTATCGGCTTCTTGAAAAGCCTCATCTGCTCTATCTATACATTCTTTCAATGCTCCTTCTACATTTTCACTTGTAAATTTACTTTCTGTATCTTCTATAGTTACATTCTTTGCTTCTAATACAAGATTTCTAACTTTATTAACTAACTCCTTAAAAGTCATTTAATCACCTTCTTTCAATAAAAAAAGAACCTACTACGCTGTTGGTTCTATTCCTTCCACTACTCCACTCTGTTTAATTATATAATCCTCTACTGCTGTCCTATAGTCTGTGTTAGTTACATCATCTAATTCAAATTCTCGATTTTTTAAAGGATTTAAGCCTCTACTTAAAATCCTCTCTGCTAATATTCTTACTACAACATTATTTATATTCATTATAATAATCCTCCTACCTTTTCATTTTCTGCAATTAGTAATTGATTTTCTAACTCTTGTATTCTCTTTTCTTCTTCTGTAACGAATATTGGTATTTCTTCCAAAATTGGTTCTTTTGTTTCTATATTTATACCTATAATTCTATTTTTAGTATAGTCTATACTTCCATACTCAACATCAATACAATGTAATTCAGTTATTGTATCATGTTGCAATATATCTCCTGTTGCTTCTCCTGTTTGGAGAAGTATTTTGCCTGTTTGGTCGTAAATTATTCTATTTGCTCTATTCATTTTATCACCTCTTTTATATAAATTTTATAGCATGCCAAGAATGTAGGTAACTAGAAACATTAGGACTACTTGCAGGAACATTAATGCCTTTATTATTTATATATACATCACGCTCATTATTTGAATAAATAATTCCACTTCCACTAAAATCTTGATTAGAATTTTTTTCTTTAGTAAATACAATTCTAGCCGAAAAATCTTTTTTTTCCCAAAACCAATTTATATTACAAGTAGCAATAACAATATGTTTAAAAAAATAATTATTAGAAGTAACATATTGACATTCAGCAACAAAAATATTAGGAATAAAACCTAAATTATCAATCTTAAGCCAAGTACCAGGTTGTCTACCAAAGGACTCTCCATATAAATTAGCCATTAAAGAACTATTTTTAACAACATCAATAGTACCACTGGCATATTTATACTTAGAATTTAACTGTGATATAGTATTATTAGCTTGTGTTAACTGATTCATCAAATCCTGCGCACTAGCGTCTCCACTATCAAAACTTGCTTTAATTTTTTCTGATAATTCCACTAATGTATTATTTAAACTTGCTTCTATATTTTTAAGTGCTAAAGTATTTATAATACTTGTTTTCCCATTTTTAAATCCTTCTCCAATTTCTGTTAACTTAGTTGATATATCTTGTAAATTAGCGTCAGCTGGTAGTGGCATTATACTCTTACTTATAGTAACAACTTGCTCATAAGTCATGTTATTAATATCTGTAACAACTATTTTAAGTGTATGAAGTGCATTATCTTCAAGTGTATAGTTAATAGTTTTTTCTAAGTATAAATCTGTAGTAAAAGTTTCTTTTAATACATCATCTATAAACCATTCAATTTTAGATAGTTTATTTTCTTCTGTATGTCCTGCTGTAAAAACAGCCTGTTCTGGTGTATAAGAACTAATAACAAGAAAAGGTAATCCTTGCAATAATGTTATTTTAGCTTTTCCATTTTCTTCTGCAATGCCTCCGCCAACAGTCATAGAAGTATTTTCTAGCCAATATTCTTTGGTTGGTATATATCCAGCTGGTTTATAACTATTTTCTGTTAAAACATAGCCACTTCCACCACCTGCATTATAACCGCTCCCACCTCCATACCATCCGCCACCTCCACCGCCATAATTTTCTCCTGAACTAGCTGATACAGCACTTCCGCCTTTTCCAAAAGAGCCATCTAATCCTGCTTCGCCTTTACCACCATTAGTTTGAGTTCCTTTGCTATCTGCTTTAGAACCATCACCTCCAGCATCTCCACCACCATCTCCACCTTTTGTTTCAAAATTATTTCTACCACCTCCACCTGCTACAATTATTCTAGATAAAAGACTTTGTTCATTATCCCAAGAACCACCAATAAGTCTTATATCTGTTGCTCCGCCACCATTACAATACAGTATTCCTCCACCAGAAGGGCTTTCATGCATCATTGCTTTTCCTCCACCATTAAATGTAGAGTCATAATTTGAACCTTTCGAACCAGCGTAAACATACAATGTTGTTTCTTTTCTTAAAGTTAATTCTCCTTTCGAATATCCTCCTTTTGAACGTAAGTTAAAGTCAACTATTCTAATGCCTCCACCACCAGCTGCTCCCCAACATTCAAGTAAATACTTTCCTGGTGGCAAAACAACTTCTTGTTCTCCATGTATATAATTAAAGTCATAAACCTTAGCCATCTTCTTCTCCTTTCTATATAGGTAACATATTATTCACATTTGTTGTAATACTAGATAAACCACCATTTACCTTTTCTTCTAAATTAATCAGCCTATCTTCGATTTTCTTAGATGAATAAGTAGTCATTTCAGATACTCTGTTATCATCCACAGTTGCATTAATAAAATGAGTTTCTGCATTTCCATTTATCACATAGACATTTAACTCAGCTTTTACTTCACTTCTAATTTCTATAGAATTATCATCTATAATTTTAAAGTTTGTAACTACATTTTCTTTTGTAGTAGCATCTATAATATTTACAACTATTCTCTGTGTTAACAAACTATGTGTTACAGTTGCTTTGAATCCATTTTCTGCATCCTCAACCCAATCATCAATTGTTATTATTTGAGTAGATGCCACATTTGAACCACCTGCGATTAATTGGTCAATTTTAATATTTTGTTTCTCATTTTCTGTGTCAATTCTAGTGTTTAGCTCTGTTTTAGTAGTTTCTATGTTGCTTGTTAATTCTGTTTTAGTTGTATCAATTTTAGTATTAACA